ACCTGATAGATGGCTTGTTGAACCATTCGATCCCGTACACACGGTATGCCGAGTTTTCGCATTGAGCCATCTAACTTTGGAATTTCAACCCGTTTTACTGGTAGCGGTTCGTACGAACCGTCTTTCAGCTTTCTAATAAGTTGGGTTCGGTATTTGGCTACATGACCTAAAAGTTCATCTACTGTCATTTCGTCGACACCCGGTGCCCCTTTATTTGCCCTCACTTTCTTGCAAGCATTAAAGAGGTTGTTGATGTCTACTATCTTTTCAATCAGATCGATACCATCCCGTTGTTCCATTTCTGTAAAGACAGGACTGCACGCTCCCGCATACTCTTCGGTTTCCAACCTATCCCTTTGCGACCAGCCATCTGCCGATGTTTTCTGTGGTCTTTGCACTGTCCTTACCTCCATTTCTTTCCAGGATTGTTATTGTTCAGCCCTTCATCCATTATGGACTACTATGGCTTCTGCTGACTTCTTACAGTTCAACCTGCCATCACTGATCGGTTTGTTCCTGTGCGATATTCCATCACTCTTGTCGGGAACCCCTGTAAGACCTCCCCGGGTAAGAGCTATAACCTTCCTCCCATGTAACCGCTGCATTTACTGTATGGAACTCGGGCAGTATTGGACTTTGTTTTGTTTAGCAAACTCGTCCATTCCAATTCAGCCTTATATGCAGTTTCTCTCCGTCGGTTCGGGATTTTGCCGCCGGCTTCCTTCAGATTCCACCTCACGGTGGACACCCTTGCCTTAAGCTAACGGTTCCTACTGCCAAGCCTGTAGTGGACTTTCACCACCAAGTTATAGCCCATGCCGGGCGCACTAAAAAACCGCTCATTACTGCTATAATGAACGGTTGATATAACGAGATATTCTCTTAAAAATACTGATTAAAAGATACCAGATGGATGCCAACGTGCGTACTAAGTATTATACCAAGACGTATTCCAAGCGACATTTCATGCTGGTATAGCGCTTGGAACAACGTAAAGATAGTCCACGCTTGTTTTCCGGCCTGTACTTCGATATTTCAATGCCGCGGGGATTATACTACGTATAAGGAGGTGTAAATCACCTTTGACTTGTGCTACGACTAAATAGTGCATACTAATATGAAAAAAGAGCGCATGGTCTTCTGACCAATACGCTCTCAAACGTTGATATTACGCGGTTTCTGAATACCGGTGGCCGGGGTGTAACTTAGCCCCTCCACCCTTGATGTATCAAGGAGTTTCGGTTGTCCTGTGTTGTATTTGTGTTGTGTTTTAATAAATACGATTTTTTGCTTGTTTAAAAGGTCACTCTTTTAGTTAAATAGGTGGCTTTTTTTAGAAGATCATTAGAACTAATAGCACAAATAATATAATAACCACATAAAGCCTATCTTTCCAAGTGATCTTGTCCCGGACTAAATAAGTTCCGTAAGATCCTTTCACTTTTACCAAGGTAATCTCCCTAGCCGATTTGTATTCGAATTCCTCCTCCTTTTCGAACCTCCCTAATTCGTCCCGAGCTCTTTCGCTGACGTCTATCTGATTCTTCCTCTTTTTGTTTTTTATCGCTTCTTGTGGTGTATCTCCGATCAAAGTCATTAATGCTTTCAATTTCTCCTGTTCGTTTATCGTCAACATCACTGACGTCTCTCCTCTCCTCTTTTATTGTTGGGTTACTCTCCATCCATAATTCCGGTTGATCTAACTGCCATTGTGGGGAGGGGAGAAGGACGTCAGGGCGTTTGTTTTCATTCATTAGTTTTAAAAAAACGGAAGAATGTGCTGCTGTAAAAAGTGCGGCTCTAATTATTTGGTTACGATCTAAATGGGTGGATTGGAATAAATCATCTACATAGCTTTTGTAGACGTCCGAATAACGTACCGTTGGTCTATACATTCTATTACCCTCCTAAACTAGTAATGACGTCAGGTGGCGCCTAGTGACGTCTTAATTAATTTATATGGGCCATTGCTTCTTTTTATCACAAATAATTGTGAAAGGAATTATTGATTATTTGTGGAAAATTAATAATAGAGGTGATTCGATGTTAAAAAGCCAAATAGGAAGTTTGTTAAGAACATCCAAATACAGGAGGGAATATATTCAAAGTGTTTTGGGCGTTAGTGCAAATACGCTCTCTAATTGGAGTGTAGGTAGAACATACCCAACTATGGATAAAGCATATAAATTAGCAGATTTATTAGAGGTAGATATTGGGGAACTATATAAAAGAGAAAAAGCCCCGCCAAATTAATGACGGGGTTTTGTTTATTCTACATTGATTTCTTTATTTAGGGATAGGGTCCTTGGTAAACCAGGCATAAAAGAAACATATCCTTTAGCTTTTAACCTATCCAAATGCCCAGCGAGCGTAGATACTGATTTTAGGCCTACCAAGTTAGTTAACTCTCGGTATGAAGGTGGATAACCGTTATCCTCCACATATTCTTTAATAGCTAAAATAATCTCTTTTTGTCTCCATGATAAGTTTCTCGTTTTAAACGCCCCCTGATTACTTCTATTTATGCCATCAATTATATAGGAACATTCATTCCCTTTCAAGTTGAATACAAACATTCGTTCTGATACAATGAATACATCCTACTTAGTTTCAAGGAGAATGATATTAATGAAATTTATGAACGTACCCGATGGCTTTTTACCAGAGTTAACAGCAAAAGATATCAGAGAGGTCCAAAAGGAATTTGACCAAGAAATGTCACGTGAGAAGCAATCTGCTGATTTTCAAAGTTTAGATGTAGAAACACAAGAAGCTATCATTTCTTCATTGCATCTTACTTATTTCTTCTCAAAAAGATTAGCCAAGAAAAAGTTCACGCCTAAAAAATATCGTTATTGGGAAAATGAATAAGTGGAATGAGGAGATCTTATGCTAACAACTGATTATGATGAAGCTATTATAGAAAATGCAATCTATCTTCCTATGCTTATTATCATTCTTAATCGAGATCTTAAAGTCATAGAGAGCAGCAGCCAATTCAAGATCAAACAGCCATACCTTAACCACGTTGAAAGTGTTATACGTACCATCCAAAGGGATTTATCTAAAGCTAAAAAATACATGCATGATAATAAAATCAAGGTGGAGAAAATGGGAACAGAAGGAACATTTACGGATTACCTTATTATCCAACGAGGATATGAAGGTAAACGAAAGTATTTCAATCCTGTGTTAAAAACGCGTAGCGAGGAGTTGTTGAATGAATATCTGCTAAATAGAAAAAGCGACCCACCTTCATAAGTGAGTCGCTCTCCTAGGCAAACGATGCCCCAATACATCATATTATTCTCGCCAAAAATTATTATACTTACATTATAACACATTCACCCGCGCATTTTCTTCAGCAATTGCGCATTTTGTGAAGCTGTCCCAGAATAATTCTTAATTCCATGTTTAGCGGCTAATTTTTTACGGTTGGCAAAAGAAGAATTAACTCCAATCGACTTGAGATAGTCGACAATACTCTTTGTCTTCATATCACCTTTAGGTTTACTATCTGTCTTTTTAGGTGCTGAAGATTTACCGTTAATAATATCCTGAACAGCCTTATAATTTTTGCCAAGCGATTTCTTCCTTGCTTCTCCGTTCCCATGCTTACCTGCCAACGTTTCTTTTACGAGCTGATCAATCGATTTTTTAGGCTTAGGTTTAGTTTTCTTGGTCCCTAGTAGCTTTTCGTTGACTCTCTTTTGCACGTCATCATATTGGCTGCCTAACGATTTCTTGCGCTGTGCTCCACTACCATGCTTACCTGCAATGACCTCATCCGCTAATTGATCGATGGATTTACCGCTAGTTTTAGGCTTGTTAGGCTTAGTCGTCGATACTCCACTGACTTTATTTTCAATAGGCTTAGATGTAGTCTTACTAGCTAACACAGCCTTATAATCAAAGCACGGACAAGCCTTCCACTCATAGCCACTAAATTCATTATGACCCTTAACATATTTAAGATGTGGATAAGCTTTTTGTAGACCGAATACTAAATTACGCAAACTTTCTTCCTGTGCTTTTGTAGGCTTTTCTGTTCTGAAATCGCCTGTTAAGCAGATACCTACCGCATAATTATTATGATCCCCTACATGATAAGTACGAAGCTCAATGTTGTTGCAAAACTTGATCGTTCCATCAGGCTCAATCACATAGGAATAGCCAATAGATGGCCATCCAAGAGTGTCCACATGATAACGAGCATATCCTTCAGCATTTGATCCGGCTAAACCTTGCTTAGTGAGACTGTGGTGGACAGCGATTGTGGTCTTCCCCGTTAAGCTTAAGACTGGAAATTTTAATAATGGGTGTCGCTTAACCTTATCTCTAAAATCAACAAGCTTTGGAATGTTTAATAGTCCTGCCATTATTTATCGTCTCCTTCAATTATATTTTTTGCCCCACTGTATAAACCACTTGCGGAGAGTCCCAACATGGCTCCAACAAGAATGCCTTGCTTAAGGTCCATTTCTGCTACATAAACAACGCCAACGACAATCCCTAGCACTAGTGAAATAAAAGGTAAGATTTTTTTATTAACCCCTACCTGTTTAAATAACTGCACGATCCCTACGATCAACGGAATTAGAACAACATCATAAATTTCAAACATATTAACTTCCTCCTTGTTTTTAATAAAAAAGACCGCCTATTTTTTGGGCAGTCGATCTTCAATTCCATCTAATTTATTAATTACAATGTCATACTTGGAACTAAATCCTTTTAACATTTCATTCTGGTCATCAATAGTTTGGTAAAGCTGTTTCTCCCTGTCTGCTGCTTCTTTACGAGATGAGTAAAAAAGCCAAACAAAAAGGACCGCAAACGGTCCCTGTGTTAAAAAATATTGCAGTATGTTTTCAATGGTTAACCCCTCCAAGATTTACCCCCTCCTGATCTCTATATCTCTAAAATATTAAAAAGCACCTCATGTGAGATGCTCAAGCCTGACTCTTATATTTTTTCTATTAATCCCCATATGCTTCTTTATTTAATTTCCTAACAGATATTTGTTGTGCAACTTCTTTCTTAATGGAAGAACCTTTGACTAAAATATTCCTATATGGCGGTTCCCCATCATCACATAAATTTAAGTAACAATCAAAACGATCTTCATACTCTATGATCATGTAATAAACAACTTCTTTTCGGCCGTTTATCATAAGACCACTGTCAAAACTAATTGCATCTGCACCAAACTGTTTATCTCTCTCAAATAGCTCATGAAGTTTTGTTTTCAAATATCATCCCCTCCCTTTATGTCCTATTTCGACAATAAACGGAGAAACCCTTCTTTTATACTAGGATAAATTACCCTGTTTTTAAACCGCCTTAGTGTTAAAAAATAGGGTAATATGTTCTTAATAGTTAATCCCTTCTTCCTGAACAGGCTTTACACTCTTTACATTTATTCGCGATATGACTAGATCACCAAGAGCCACAGTGTTTATATCACTGTCATTTAGTTGCTCGCTCAATGATTCAGCGTTGTAATCCTCGACTTCCACTTCAAATCTTTCACTACCGTGAGTGCTAACCTCAAGCTTGATCATCTTCGTTTCCCTCCTCTGCATTGGGATCATATTCAAATTGTTCAATGGAAAGAATTTCACTAATTTTAATAGCGCAAGTATCAAGTACCTGGTAATAATCTGACTTACATGCAGCTACTTCATTAACCACTTCACTAACGCTTTTCCTAATTCCAAACTGATATTTTGTACCATTCTGTGTAACGATAACTAATACTTTCTGCATTTTAAAAACTACCTCCCAGTTGTGATTGAATAAATACACGCAAAATAAGATCAGCTTCAATTCTAGCTAATCCATTTGGCAGTATTTGTACTTCATGCCTTCCACGATTAATTTTACCGTTACTGTCCTTGGACATGTAATCTACTAGATTGATACGATCTCCACTTGTTGATGCATGCGGAACTGTATTTCCATCAACTTTAATAGTTACTTTGCTTGGCATTTCATCCAATTCAATTATTTTGTGTTCAACCTCGTGATAATGTCCTTCTATATTTATTTCTACAGGATGAGTATGAGGTGCCAGCGTAAATTCAAATTCATGGGTATGGTTATCAAGCTGAAATTCAAACGGATGCGTGTGGCTTGGTAAAGTGAATTCCAAACCATGACTATGTGCTGGAAAGGATACGCTATGTGAGTGTGATCCATCAGCAGAATCTGTATAAATGTCACCGCCAGAACCGGCTAAAAATATAGCCCCTGAAGATGTTCCATCAGGACTTCTTGGAGCTTGGTAATATTGGTAATCATTTGCCCCCGGCAATTGATTGTATTCGCGAACAAAACCAAAAACTCTATGCCTATGTGCACCAGTCGCATTGGAAGTTTGTGTGCTCTCGCCCCCACTCTTAGTTGTAGTGGCTTGAACAAGATCACCGCCACCTCCCGTTGTGCTTGCCTTTATAGTTGCGCCACCACCTCCACTTGTCCCTTTTTTAACTGTTTCTCCACCGCCGCCAGTAGTGACCGTTTGGATTATTTGACCTGCACTTTTAGTAGTACGACTATATGCTCTAAACTTCTTCGTTTCAAACGTTAATTCCACCGTATTGATATTCACCACATCATCATCAATATAAAAAGGGATAATTGCAGGAATAACTTGATCGCAATTATCCTGATATGTGAAGTTCATGATGTTTGTTGCACCCATACTATAAAGATCATTAGTTCGTTGCCGACGTTCCAAATCGGCTTGGGTGGTTGACAGATCTTCCTGGACATTACCAATATCCAAATCAACGCTACCCGGGTCTCCTTTGATATCATTCTTAGTTTCTTTCATGATTCGTAAATCTGTAACAGGTAATCCTTCAATATCGAGTCTAACAACACGTCCTTCTTTTAATTCATCAATGGATAATCCCGTTATTTTAGATACATCAGCTGCAGATGTTTTCCATGTGACAATGGGCATTTTCCACTTATCTAGTAGAGCCTGACCATTGGCCATGAGTGAATGAACATCTGTAAAACGTCTATCTGCCCAGACTGTTGCATTGATTTCCTCATTAGGCTTCCTATCCTCCAGATAAGGAATTCCATTATTAACTGATTCAATGGTTAGCTGGTTCACTCCTTCTCCAGCACCTAGAGGATAAATGCGGTTGAACATAGACATGGGATTTTCTTCAATTTCTAATCCTATTAAATTGTAACCCTCCTTTATCCGAGCAGAAGGCTCTGTTTCTGGTTTCACTAGGTTTAGAGTCCATGGATAGGACTGTGTGTCCCATGTCCATCTGTACTGCTCATTAAATGGCTTAGGTATACTGAAAATGGCAGCCAGTAGATTTTCATTCTCCCACCCATAATGAAAATATCTAGTAAACTCTACTTTTCCAAGTTTCCAATGCTTATGGAATTGTCTACTTAGGAGATATTCTAATGTATCTTTTGTTACATAATTCGTTAATTGGTGATATTTGAATAATGGAGTTCCCAACAGTGTTGCCAATACATGCTCGCATTGAAAACGTACTTCTTGAGTTGACTTATTTTTGATAGTTTGCTTAGGAATAATCCTGAACAGCCCAATGTATTCATCCTCATCTGTTATTTCAACGTACTTTAATAACTCCACCTTAGCCACTTTAGGGTCATTTAACGGCAAAGAAAAAGAAGCAGACCATATTGCGTTGGTTTGCTTCTCGTAGCCGATTGCATATGCATTTTCAAGGATGGCCGTGGTTTGGCGGTTTAGGTTTAGTGTGCGGATTATTGTTAACACCTCCATAGAAAAGAAGGCATCACAATTGAGATACCTTTACTTTCTAATCGTTAAATTAAATGTTATTTTGTTTACTGATGGATCAACATCAGCTACAACATTGTTTAATTCCTTTTGAATTTTCAATGTTTTAGTAGGTGTATTGAAACCGTATTTTGGATATATTTTATTTATTTCCTTATCTAAATTCAATCCGTTACTGCTGTCACTTAAAAATGAATATACTGGATCATCCCCAATAGGTTCCTGAAATAACAATTCTCGATTAGGATCATTGTTAAACGAATAAATAACAAATTTCCTTTTCTCTAAACCTCCTAAAATAAGTTGACAACTAGCTATATTTGGCGGAACTTTTTTAATCAGTTGTTCCCTAATAGAAACCGCTATGGAAGCTAGATCCCTTTCTTCATTGTTATAACCAACAATCCTAACTGCTTCTTCAGCTAAGCCTGAATTCCCAGCGAAAGCGATAAATTGTTTCTTGCTTATTCTATGGAATTTTTTATAACGTTGATCTATTTCTTCACCAGTTTCCGTATTAATCGCCAACCCATCAGACATAACTGTTATAAATTTTTTTGTAGCAATTACTGATACAAAACTCATTCCTAGCCCCTCCTCATATATACTCATTTCGGTATTAGGTTTCTATATTAAGAGTAATCAGTTAAAGTATCCACTATTTTTCAAGGTTAAGTCTTTTTTTATGTGTTCCCAAATAACCTTGTAACCTGGATCCTCTGGATGCGAGCTAGTATCTTGTAGTAATTCCTTAAGTTCTAAATCATGGTCTTCCGAATAACTCATAATAGCATCATAATTTGATATAAATGTGTATTTATTCTTCTTGGTAACTTCTTTTACAGCTTTATCCACATCTTTCATCCCGAAATTAAACCTGTCGTTTGTACCATCAGTTAATGCAGGTGGCGGACTCATGACGATCATAAGATTACTTTTTGAGTCTACAAATTTCAGAAACTGTTCTAAACTAGATTTGTACTCCTTAATGCTACTACTTTCCCACCTATCATTTGTTCCTAACATAACAAATACAACATCCTCTTTATCAGAAACCCACTTTTCCTTATTAGCGTTAGCAAAAACTGTTGATTTACCACCAATTCCAGCATTGATAAACTCTACATCAGGGAAATGACGATTAGTGTAATTTCTAAACAAGTTGGCCCATGAATTAGCTTCATAGTCAGCTTCCCTGTAAGTCTCACCTTCACTTTTAAAAAGTACTGGATTATCGTCTGGTATTACATGACCTTTCGCTCCCACCCCTGCCGTAATACTATCTCCGATCAGTTTAATTTTTGTGACATCACCATTCAACAAGCCTTGATACAACGTACTAAAACTATCAAACTCTTTCTTTTTCTGTTCTTCCATTTCAGCTTGAAATTCAGCTGCTTTTATCTCGTTTTGTTGTGCTTGTTTGTCCCATTTCACAAACCCTAAAACCACCACAAAAACTAAAACAGCAATTGACAAAACTACTACTTTTTTCAACCAATATTACCCCCTAAAAATTTCCTACACTATGTTACAAGTATATAACAAATAAGACATCTTTTGGGGGGGTTTCCCATTTTATTAATAATTTGCTATTAAAAATGAACTACCTTTATTACCGATATGTTCATATCCTTTAGGTTTTTTTGGATGAACACCATCTTCCAGGAAATTCGATTCATTATATTTATTAATCCCGCTGTTTCTATATAAATCTAAGATAGACACATGGTTTTTACCTCCCAAATTTATCAAAGCATCTACGAAATCAATTAACATCGCACCATCTCGATTTGGGAATATGTCTGAATCATGACCATCACCTGCAATAATACGAGAACGCCAAATGGGAGTAAAAAAGGTTATTTTTATATTCGGATATGCAGTTAGCAAGGTTTTTATAATATAATTAATAGCACCTTTAAATGTCTCCCTTGTGGTATCATCATCTTTTCCTAGTTCAACTGATCCATACCTATCTGTACCAGCCCAGTCGTTGGTACCGGCAAAAATCGTTATATGATCAACCGTATTGAAATCAATATTTTTAATGTTGTCGAATGTCGTAGTATAACCGGTAGTTGCATTAGCTTCTTCTTGCTCTGACCAATCGCCGCTGACAATGGATTCAACTATCTTAGCAACCGAAAAAGCATCGTAGTTAGGTTCACCGTGATTGGCTAATCGCGTACCTCCAAAACCACAATTATATACTGTAGCCCCTGTTCGATTGGCTATAACTTCTGGGTAGTTACCAAACTCTGTTATGCTGTCTCCTAAACAAACAATCGTCTTAAATGCAAGGGGTGAAAGACTAGGTTCTTTTAACCACCTATACTTATTGCCTGTTTGAGTATCTATAGTTCTTATATAACGATTAACAGGATCGTTAAGCTTTACTAATCTTTGAGTAACAAATCTATTATTTTCGTTTGTAACAAAAAGAGTACCTGCATATGAACCTACAACCCAATCATCTGGAAATGTTCCAGAAGCAGTCGCTAACACAATGTAGGTTCCTTGTTCGGTCGCACTATCCACATTAACTGTTGAACCTTTAGCAGCGATAATATCGGGGGTATTTATAGACTTTGCCCATTCCGATGGTGTAAATGTGGTTTGGTCAATTCTTCGAGTCCAATAAACACTGGGATTATTAAAATCATATATTTTTTGGATAATCCAACGATCGAAAACTTTAATATTTTCAACCACCTGAATAGTTCCTGTTATTCCGGAAGGTTTTCCTATAATGCTTCCAACTAAATATGCTCCATCATCAACTATTTGATTTAAATTCTCACCAGCGTTCAAGTAGCCTTTATATCTAAACTGAGTATCTAATTTAACACCTGTTACTGATCCATTCCTCAGCTCAGTTCCTTGATATACCCCACCTGCTTCCCAAGACGTACCATTCCAGAAATACCAGTACCCATTTCCGGTGATAATATAAATACCATCGTCACCATTAGGATAAGTTGCTACTAGATCTGCCACTTTTTCATAGGCCCCCTTAGGAGAACCCTTATCTATATTCTTAATGGTTGATTCTAAGTAGCTAAAATTATTGTTAAGCTCTTGCGATACAATCTTACCTGAAACTGGTTGTATTGGCATATCACCATCCCCTCCTTACATAAACTTGTGTAACCATCTATAGGTGACTGTTGCATTAGGTTTTTCTCCCTCAAATAAAAAACCAACCTCGCCCGGCTGGATATAAAAAAAATTATAATTGGATCCATCTAAGATGTCTTGTCCATTTTTAATAACAACAAATCGTTTGCCATCAATCACTAACTTTCCATTTGAAATACTTGGCAGAGTTAATTTTTGATTGGTATTTAGATTTGTGATGCTAGGATCAGTGATGGTTCCAACTATTTCAATAATGAAATCAGTATTCAATGACGAGTAATTATTAATCCCGCTGTAGTGACGATCGTATATCCATTGAAAATATTTAGGATTGGCATACATTAATCCAGTATCATATTGATAATCTTGATCGTATAAGTAATTCTCTTTTGGATCGTATTGATTGGCAGTTGCAAACTTATAGCCCCCATTCGCAATAAACGGTAAATTTAAAGTACCGTCTTCCGATGGCCTTTCTGGAATCATTTGCTGCACAACTTTAACCATATAAAACTTATCTGGCTCATATTCTCTCACCATTTTTATTTCCCTGGGTTGTCCATAAGCATCAAATAAGAATGCAACAAGCTCGTTATAAACTTGCTGCATTCTATCATGAAATCTATCCATTATTTTTATAGGAAATGAAAATGCCTTTTCTCTTATTTCTGTACCAAAATCCCAAATACCCGGGCGTCCAGGTATGGCAAGTGTTTTTCTTTCCATGTTTGGAGTGATCGGATCCTCGTGCCCTGGCTCCATCTCGAAACCAAATTCAGATATATTTTTACCATCTAAAATTATCACGGCATCACCACTCCATTTCTACGTGCACCCATTTTGATATAGTCATTTAACTGTTTGGCCAACTTAGGTATATCTTGATCATCCCTTACATTGAATACAGCACCATCAAACATTCCTTGCATGTCTACAGTATGGTAATTGTATTCAGTGGATGACGTATTATAGTTATTTCCATAGGTTCCAAAATTAGATGGCTGAGTGACAACCCCACCCAATTCAAATTCTGGCACACTAAAATCAAGCGATCCTTGCATGGCGTTACTTATTGCACTGCCTACGCCTTCAGTTTTCTTGACGGCATAGTCTGTTTCATCTTCAATCCCGATTCCCAATCCTTCTGTAAACCATCGGCCAAATCGTTTTGTTAGTTTAGATGGCGAAGCAATTTGAAGGATGGATTTAAGTTTTCCAGTGATGGCATCTGTTACGTTTTTAACTGCATTTGTGACATCAGTGACTTTAGACACAATTCCATTGATCAAGCCTTGGATGATATCTTTCCCGAGTTGCTTTAGGTCAATCTCTCTGAAAAATGTCATTACCTTATCCCAAATATCCACAATGGATTGCTTAGAGTCTTCCATTTTGGTTTTAATGGAGTCTTTGATATCTTGGAATTTTTGCTTTACGCCACTTACGATATTGACAAGGGTTGTTGCTAAGAAAGTTTTAATATTACTCCATGTGGACGTAATAAAGTCTTTCATTCTTCCAAATTGCAGTTTGACCAATGCCCATATTCCAGATAGTACATCGGTAAATAGTTGTTTGACGTTTTGCCAAATTTGGCTAATCGTATTTTTGATTAATGTCATTTGCTCGCTGATCAGATCTTTCATGACAGCGAAATCCCCTGACACCAACGCCTTTAAAAAGGCAGTGCCATTTAAAAAGGTCTCTTTCACAAAGTTCCAAATGGTTTCAATTACGTCCCAAATGGTGTCCATGATCTCCGTGATCTTTTCGCTAATTGCTTCAAACTTTTCCCCGGTATCTCCTACAAGAAAAGCTAGAACGGATTTCCACAGTTCTTCTACATATCCTAAGCCGATGGCTAGAATATTTCTAATAAATTCCATTCCTTGGGTAAACTTCTCTTCAATCGAAGCAAGTGCATCAAAGATAAAGTCTACAATCGTTGATAGGACAGTTGAAAATATATTTACAATAGCAGTCCATACATTAGCAATTGTTTCTTTAATTAGATCCATCTGCTCGCCCATTAAATCTTTCATAACGGCAAAATCGCCAGTTAGGAGGGCTTTAACAAACGCCAATCCATTGAGAAAAGTCTCTTTTATGAAGTACCAAACATTATCGATAACTACCCAAATTTCTTGCATAATGGTATCAATGCTATCTAGCACTTCTTGGAATCTTCCACTAGAGGAATCCATGATTAGTCCTAATGCATTTTCCCACGCATCATAAATCCAATTCCAGACATCACCAATGGTCTGTAAGATAGAATCCATTGCGTTTGTTACTTTTTCTTCTATGGAGCCGAAAATGTTAAATATAAAATCTACTATGGCGTTCCAAATGTTGGCTCCTGTATCTTTTATGGCATTCCAGTAACCAACAATGATGTCACTAAAACCTTCCCATAAAGCTTTTGCATTTTTTACAAGTGTGTCGATATACGACAGCACAATATCCTTTAACGCTCCCCATATCTTCCCTGCTGCTTCAGATATGTTTTCCCATATTGCGGATAAATTCGATTTGAATTCATCCATATCCCCTGTGACAAGGTTGATCAAAAGCAAAATAGGACCTAATATCACGTTTTTGATAATGGTCCATGCAGAACTAGCTATAGTTTTGATGTTTTCCCATAAATTTGAGAGAAACTCCGCAATATTTCCCCATACGTTCATGGCAGTATCGGAAATGGGTTCCCATAAGCCTGAGAAAAACTCAAACATCGGGGAAAATGTGTCCATAAGAAAACCGATTGCCGTTTTCCATCCTGCAATTACTGCATTCCATAGATTAATAGCTGGATCAGTAATGCCATGCCATAGATCATTGAAAAATTGCTTCACTGATTCCCAAGCATCTTTAAGAGTCTCGATTGCGCTATTCCATCCATCTACCACACCATCCCAAATGGACATGGCGGTTTCTTTGAGGTAATCCCATATAGCGACTGCAGATTCTTTTATGGCTTCCCAAGTATCTTTGAAGAAATCTGAGATATAACCCCATATTTGAATAGCTTTTTCTTTGATGGTGTCCCAGTTTTTCCAGACAAGGATACCAATAGCTATTAATGCCGCAATGGCGGTTATAATAAGGCCAATAGGATTGGTGGCTAGAAACATCATAGCTGATCCTATTGCTTTTATCCCTGTTACAATTTTAGGAACAAAACCAATTATTGTTCCAAAACTAGATATTAACCCGCCTACTACAGTTATCGCCTTTCCAAGGATTAAAAGAAATGGGCCTGCAGCCACTACTACTAAACCTAACTTAACAACCATTTGTTGGAATACAGGATCAAGGTTTAAAAACCAATCGGCTAGTACGCTAATATGATCAATAAGCCCCATCATTACGTTTCCAAGCGTATTAGCGACAGGCCCCAAGATTTCCGGTAATTTGTTAATGATCTCTGTTAATTTCCCAACAGATTCCGTCATCTTGCTAAACATGTCATCCGATACAATGGCATCCCCAGCACGACGCCAGGCACCTTTCATGGAATCAATTGCACCTTTCCACGTACCGGAAAGGGCATCAAGTGAGCCACCTAGTTTGGCCGTTTCGCCAGCGACACCTTCAGTTCCATTCATAATCCCATCTACAAGACCACTAATGGCCGTTTCACTGTCAACAGCGCCATCAGAAATTTTCTTTCGCATTTCCTCCATAGACACACCAGCTTGGTTTGCCAAAATAGCCAGAGCGTTAACCCCTTGGTCGGAAAACCGGTTTAATTCCTCCCCGGTAATTTTTCCGCCAGACTCTATTTTGGCGAAAACATCGGCTAATGTATCGATTTCTTGAGCACCGCCACCCATGGCAGCAACTGCATTAGCTATGGCTTCCATGACAGGTTCAGTCTCTTCTGCAGCCATACCAAATGAAACTAATTTACGGTTGGCACTCACTAAATCTGGAAACGCAAATGGAGTCGTTTTGGCAAAGTCCATGATGCGGTCCATATGCTCTTCTGCTGCTTCAGCACTTCCCAATAAAACAGAAAAGGCTTGTTTTGCTTCTTCCTTGAAGGCTTTATACTCCACCCCTGTTTTAACAAGAGCACCTGCAAGGCCAACTACGGGGGCAGTAACTTTTAAGGACAGATCCTTACCAATGTCGGACATATCACTGCCAACATCTTTAAGCCTTTTACCAAGGTCTTGAAGTGATTTAGATGTTTTCGCAAGCTTGCTGACTTGCTGGTCTAGCGCTTTACTCGTTGATGCAATTTCATTCGCCAATCGTTGTTCTGCTGTTTGAGCTTCTAAAAGCTGTAATTCATATCTTTCAACTTCAACTGAATTCTCACCATATTGTTGCTTTGCTAGTTCAAGCTGTTCTTCGTAATTTTCTACTTTATCCTTGGCCAGATCATGTATATCATTCAGATGGGCCATTTTAAGGGCTAATTTTTCACTTTCGTCAGCACTGTCACCAAGCTTTTCTTTTTGCAACTCATATTCCGCATTGAGTAGCTGGGTTTGGGAATCTAGTCGCTCTGATTGGGATTCAAGTAGATTCATTGCTTGTTCAACTTTTCGTGACTCTTCCGCTTGATCCGTTAGACCCTCATTGACTTGTTCGAGTGCTTTTTCTAGAACAAGTTCAGCGCGTTCTGATTTCATGAGCTGATTATGCTTAGCCGCCAATTGTCCTGTTGTTGTCTTAGAACTTTTCGCCATGGCGTCATACTCTGTTCTTAATTGTTCAGTACGCTTTTTACCAGCTTCCAATTGTATTTCTAATTTCTTCTTTTCAGCTGCAAGCTTTTGTGTAGCAGAAGCATCTTCTCCCATTGCTGCCACATGCGTTTTATATTCAGATGCTGCAGCATTCATAATCGCATTTATATCGCGAATGGTTTTAGCATATTCAACCTGGCCGTCCATCTTAAAATTAAGGACGACATTTTTTTCTTTATCCGCCAATCACCTCACATCCTTCGTAGAAATGGCGTATCGTCCAAGAAATGAATTTTCTTTTCAGGATTTAATGCATCAGGGTTATTAGCTTTTAAATGCATGATGTATTGTTTGAGCCAATGGGCAGGTGTAACATTCCAAAACATTTCTAAATCCCACCCCAGCAATGTGTTCCCGACATAAAAATAAAAGTCCCAATCCAGATCTTCGGATTGAGACTCATTGACTAGCTTTTTTTTTCAGTTTTTATCTTTTTAGCATCTTCCGCTTGAAAGATTTGGTTTTGGAAGATTCCCAATACCACTTGGAAAACTCCTGGTAAATCATCTATAGATATTGCTCCCTCAAGTTCGTGCACTGTACAATCAGTACCACCTGAGCGAACCATCGCATAGATTAAAGCTTTCATCAGCTTAAATTCATTTTTGCCGAGTGTTACCCTTCCTTTTTTCATCATGGCGTTCAAATCTTTTTCAAACACATGATACGGTTTCCCATAAGCTTGTTCCAAATATGGGAAGCTTTCAAACGTAAAAATAACAGGGATTTCTACTCCCTGTATCTTGATGGTATTTCTATTTATATTTACATTTACTAAATCTTTTAATTTAGCCATTTTTCCAGCTCCTTTTTAATTAGCCCTGTTTAGTCCCAAGTTAATGTTGCATTTTCATCAGTGATATTACTGGCAACTAAATTTACGGGCTCGTTAGGGTGTAGATCCTTCTTCTGGTTTTAGCAGATCAAGTTGTGATTCATCAGCGATTACTTGTTCCATAAATTGTTCTGCTGTAATCCCTAATGCACTATCCCGTACTTCTGAAAAGTCAGCTACAGTTGTATCATTGTACAAAAGTGGGGTTGCTTCAAAGACATTTTCTATATCTTTCACTTCTGATTCTTCAGTTACTGTTTCAAAAGTTTCTTCCGTTAATGTTTTTTGTACCCTCGGATACCAACGAGCAATACGGGATCCATCGGAAAGTGGAGCAATAAAACCCATGGCAAACATAGGATATTCTTTTACTTGAGAAGTACCAAATGCCACACCTTTTTTAGATGTAACACCGTCCATTTTATCTTTAACTTCTTGCGGAAAAGCTACATGGGTTAAATTGAGGTTAAACTTAGAGTTCTTAGATGCATTCACAAACATTTTGTTAGACGCCCATTTAACCACCGTTGTTGGATTACCAGCAATCCCGATTGTCACAATATTGTCCATCCGGTAAATTTCTGTTTCATAAGTAGGAATAGAATCGCGATTATCTTTCTTTTCAGTCATAAAAGCTATAAATAATGATTCAATCCCGACTGGATATAATAATTGTTTCGCTTTTGAAGTTTCTGCCACTTATATCACTCCATTTTCTTAATTATTTTGTCGGCCATCATATTGGCCAGTTTTTCGTTTTCTGCATCCCAAGTGTTTTGAACAAAGTGAGCACCTCTGACACGCCCTCGCCCACCACGTTTTCTATGGCCATGTTCTGCAAGGTGCCAATACCAAGATTCATCATCAAAAATGACTTGGACTTCATCACCTTTAACAACCACTTTCAGAGTATCTATTAAGTGCTTTTTGTTTCGTGCAGTCTTAGGTATTCTAGGTTTTAATTGCTTGGCAAAGTATTCGGCTGCTTCTTCCAATACGTCTAGTGTTACTTTCTCGTCTACCTTGAGAAGTGTTTTCATTTCCTTGAGCATGTCGGCAAAGCCGTTGTTATTGGCGGTCATTATTAACAGCCCAAGGATAGCCCATGATTTATAGTCAATCCTTGTTCTTTTCTTAATTGCTCCATTAGTTCATCTTTGTAAACAGAAATTCTAGTATGTTCAGAACCGTTATAAAAAGGCACTTCTATTTTTTCTCTAACAATAGGTTGAGCTATCGGTTGAGAAATAGGTGGGACAGTCATTGCCATAGCGTTCTGCATTTGCTTTAATCCGCACTTAGTGCAAAATTGGTCATATGTCCTGTCATTGACATCAACCCATTTATGTTCACATTTCATTTGCTATCACTCCCAATTAAAACGCCAAGAGCGTGAATGTTCCCATACATCTTTTAATGTATTTTCACGTCCTGAAGCCCAAAATGTTGGTAGAGGTATTCTTATTACTCTCATTCTCCAATACAAATATAGAAATCTGCGTATTCTCACTGCACACACCTCACATTGGTAATAAATTGCATTATGGTATCGTCATTTTCGTCAAACGGAATGCCAAAGAACATATCATACTGAACACCATAGCGATTAAAGACCTCTTTTAAAGGCTCATAGTCGCTTTCTGTGCCATCTGTGATAATTGCTATCTGATAGAGTGGCAACGACTTAATAACCCTATTAGACACCCTCTTATGTGTCTCGTTGACATATTCATAGACAATGTAAGGATATTCAGCCGTGGTAGGCGCACTATCACGATAAACGGGAATGCCAGATTTTTTCATAATAGCTCTTAATTGGTTTAAATTAATTTGCATAAGCTAAACTCATTTCCATCGCCCTGTCCTCTTCACGGACATAAATACGTCCAATGTTGTAAATGCGATCACGTATTTTTATACGATAATCTTTACGGTTGTCCTCAATCTTTCTATCAATACGGACTTCGATTTTCTTAACAATTTTATCTGTGTCACGTTCGACAAATGCATTATCAGTAACAGTGACACCAATGTTGTTGTATTTAATTGTGCGATCCGGTAAATAATCAATTTTGACACGATCAGTATCGGGGTCGATATATTCACCAAGTTTTAATAGGTCTGCAGACCATTTTAATTTATTCGTTTGTCTCCTCTGGTAAGATCTCCTCGCCATCGTCAAACACCTCCTGGACAATGAAAGGTGTAATCGCATCTAATGCCTGTTCCAATTCATAATCAGACACACGGTAATCATACATAATGCCAGCAACCATAATGACCAGATATTCTGATTGCCCACCAGTAGCTCTTTTTACATATTTTTTTGCTGTTTCAATATAAAAAGGAAGGTTGGACTCATCCATACCTTCCTCCCAATGAATATGTGATTTTAATTTTGCCGTTAGATCATCCATATTAATTCCAACCTAAATCAACGGTTGTATCGGTGTTACCAGTGCTAGATAATCCCCCAGGCTCCTCTGGTGGCTCATGTGGTTCATCTGTAGTCACTGTGACAGTGTTACTTGGTCCAGATTCTCCATGTTCATTTTCTGCAGTCACGTGGTATTCGTATGCTGTTGCAGGAGTTAAATCACTATCTGTATACGTTTTGCTAGTCAAACCACTAGCAACTTTAGTGCCATCGCGATAAACATTATAAGTAGTTGCCAAATTCATCATCCTTTCTTTTAATTGAAATACAAGCCCTAATCCCAAGTTAGTGTTGCGGAAGTGTCTGTATTATCCGTCACATTGAGATTTGCGGGCTCGTTAGGGTGTATCAGGAGTAATTTCATATTTATAAATAGGTGGCTCAAATGGGCTATAGACCAATTGAGCATCTAATAGATTCCAAATTCTAAAACCGACACGGTTGGTACGTGAGAAAAGTTCAACAAGTTTCTGTACTTCTAGGGATCCAATAACGTCCTGAATACGGAATTGTTTGAAGTCGCCAAAGTAGAACACTGGCACCGATGGATCAGCTCCATCAATGGCATCTTCTTCTTCAACTAAATAACCAAGTAATTTATAGTTACATCCTTCAACAGGAGCATCAAGTGGACGTAACAGTGGGAATCCATCATCAGTTTTCATTTTTTCAATAGCAGTCAATGCTGCAGTGTTTAATACCCACCGTGCTTTTTTACGTATTTCCTTAACTGGTGTGTTTTTCATTTCAACTAGTGCGTCATATAACGATTGACCAGAAGTCAAATCAACTGTACCAGTTGGAGTGAATTCAATTGCCTTTTTAGACAATGCGCCATCATTTACATTATCCGTTTCATTACCGTGAGTCATGTACTGAATCTCTTTACGGACGTATGCCTTTTTAAGCTCGTCCATAACAATTTGCTCAATCGGTAAACCAGTTCGAGCAAGAAGCTTTTTAGTTACGGTCGCCAACGCATCAAATTCTGTTGGTTCAAGTTCGATTACATCGAATTCAATATCCGTTTCAGGCATATCCGTAGTACGTTCTTCTTTATGCCCTTGCGCTTCTGCTTTCTTAACAAGTACAGGGTATTTGATATTCTCTTTAGTAGTTACACGAGTTCCCAAACGACGTAAGAAGTTTTCTTCCTGAGCGTACGTGATAATCTCTTTTGCCATAAAATCCGGAACGGTAACAGCACCATTTCCACTAACAAGACCTAAAGAACGTGCTTCTTTATCGTCGATGTTCCCAACGATATAGTTAGCAAATGCTGAACGGATTTCATTTTCTTTTGTTTTGGTGGATTTATGGCCACGGGTGGAAAGACCTTTGCCAATAGCGCCTAACACTTTGTCACGCTGTTCTTGGGAAATTCCTTTCTTTCTTTCTTCGTCCTCTTCATCGTCGTCATCCTCGTCTTTGTCGTCCTTATCGTCATCACCAGAACGATCTTCGCCTTCTCCCTCATCTCCCTCTTCCGGCATATTTGCAAGGGTATCTGCAATGTCTTGCTGTTCTTGCGTTAGAACATCTACTTCTGTCTGAACGGATTCCAAATCTTCCTCACGAACTTCATTCTTTTCTAGCTTGCCGCGCAATTCTTCTAATCTAGCTTTATTTCGTTTTTGTAGAGCCAACAATAATTTTCTATTCATTTGAGCACCTCATTTATTTGTTTTATTAATTTAATCCGTCTTTCAACGGTTTGATCAATTTCTTTGCTACGGACTAATGCTGCTTCAGTATCTTCATAAGCTGGTAAACTGCAAATGGTAACTTCATAAAGTTCAACCTCTTCCAAAGTCCTCAATGCAGGTTCCTGTGAATAATCCCATCTTTCCTTACCATCTTTAACAAGAAATCCAAAAGAGCATTGGTCAATGTCTCCACGCTCCATACTCTCCGCTAAATCTCTAGCATAAGAAGTGTTGGGTAATTCAATTTCAAAGAACAAACCCTTGTCATCTTCACGTAACGTAAGTGTATTAGCCTTTGTTCTTCCCAGAACCTTATCCCAGTTATGGTTATACAGGGCTCGAATATCATCACTTGCGATAGACTTATCAAATGCACCAGGAGCAATCATTTCATCAAAGAAATCACCAATTGATGTACGACTATTAAAAACAGCAGCATAACCACTAATTTTTATAGGCTCATTATCTGTATTTCTTGTTTGAATATTGGTGATGTCAACTGTCCGTGTTTCCTTCTTTTTCGTCATTGTCATCACCACCTTTCAAGCTGTCGTCTGTAGCCTTTTTCTCACCAATTTTGGATAGATCATTAGAAATATAGATTGCTTGTGTTTCAGGCGTATTTTGTTTCTCAAATCCAAGCATATCGGCAACATTATCAGGAGATGTGATACCCGTCCGAACAATGTTGTATCCAATATTCGTTTTTGTACTGTAGGTAACAAAATCAAGTACATTAATCTTGAATTTAATTCGTTTTTTCGAATTTTGGCCATAAAAAAGAAGACTCAAATGGTCTTCAAAGTTTTTCATTATTGGACGTACCGCCTTGTTATGGAGATACATCATGGCCTTTTCAAAATCAACTTTGATTAATGCCTGGTACGTGTCCACATTAATACTTAAGAACTTGCCTAAATCCTTTTTATAGACATTAAGATAGGAAAGTATCTTTTCATCTTCCACAGGGCTTTTCATGGCTTCAATCTCATAACCCTTACCTAACGGAATCATTTTAACGGACCTGGAATCATCTATTTGTTCCAACTGATCTAAAATGGCTTTAATCAATTTAGACTGCGCCCCATTTGCAGGGTTAATATGAGCGTCTAATTTAAGCAAGAAGGCAAGTAAACCACCTTTAGTGTATTTGTCTGTCAAAACCTTTTCAGCGCTCATAACGCCTTCTAGCGTGTTTCTACCAAGATCTAATAGACCAACACCTTTTAGATGATTAGTTCCTATGTTTTTAACATGGCGAATCATATCAGGCGGAATTTCCACACTACCAATCTTAAAGTGCTCAATTAAGTTTTTATCCAATTCCGTATAGACACCTGCAGCTAAATGAATTTGCTTGTCGTTTAACAATGGGAATACTTCACCAGTTAACAAATAATAATTAGTCATCAGTTTAATAAATTCCGATTGTGTTAGATAGCTGTTAGGGTTTTTTAAGACTTTAAGCGCTGGATCATTCCGAATTTCGTTGCCGTCTTCATCTTCGACAACAATTTCAGCTAACATAAGTTGGTTAGATATATCTTGAAGCAATTCATAGACATCAGATGATTGTAAGATATTATCTTCGGTAGCAGGAATGTATGGAAAGCGAACTGAGCCACCTTCTATTTGATTCATGCGCTTCTCAAGTTTGTTATAAACATAGTTAGAAAATCGATTTCTTAATCCCAATTAATCACCTTCTTTCAAAAAAAGAAAATCAACTCTTTATTTGAGTTGTTCCAATGTACTATTTAATCCAATACGGAGACTATGTTGATGAATTAAAATATTATCTATCAATTTATAATAGGAACTTACAAGGTATTCTTGACTCTTACTATCAATTTCTTCTTCTAGTTTGCATTTTTCAATAAATTTATCAATTTCTAGTACTCCATCAGCAACATCACGATGAAGCAAATGATATTTTTCATACAAAATTGGTCTAATCTCTCTTGTGTAAAATTCAATGTTGAATTCCAAGCGAAAACCGCCAATAGGGACACCCATCATTTTTGAACCATTTCTCTCTAACACCCTATTATAGATCTCGTGTACACTGAATAAATTTTCTTTCTTAATTTTATCGATTTCTATTGTATGTTGCATTTTGAATATTGTTTTTTGTGTTTTCAAATTTAATGTTCCACCAACCCATATACCACCAATTGCAGAAACTACTGGCAATATATACTTTATTAACTCAAGTGTAACCTCCATAACATTCACCCTATCAATATATTTATTAACTATATATTGATATATAAACATTGAGACTTCAAGACTTACCGATAAATAGATTTTGCATAATCATCCACATTTTTGGCTTTAAATCTTCCCTCCATTATTATCACTCCCTATCTATAAATTTCTTCAATTAATTCATCCATTCCCTCATCACTAACCTCATCCATATGGAACATTGTTTCTTTATGGGCAACTAAAAAAGCAACATATCCATCAATTTTCTTTTTGGACTGTCGCTTTGAAGGTGCCTTCATGCCGTTGATATTTTTAACTACAACGACATTCAAGGTGCAATATATGAATAATGGGTTATCTGTGAACAAACGCCCTTCATAGATTAATAATTCGGAATCATCCACCATAGCATTCATAACATTTGGATACTGGTTAACGGCCACACATTCTAGACCAATGTTTTCGATCTTCTCAATCAGTTTTTCTGACATAGCCGGGTCATAGTTAATCTGCTGCACATCATAAAGTTCAATACACTCCACGATATATTCATAGACTTGATCCTGGTCGATCATTTTGCCATCACAAAATTGGACAAAACCTTTTTCCGATAAGTCGGTATAAGGTACGTTATCCTCTTTTTCTCGTGTTTCAATATTTTCAGTTGGGATGAAGTACATTTGTTTAACTTTTAGAATTGATTTTCCTTCATCGTCTTGGGTTGGAAAATTAAGACTTACGCATGTTAAGTCAGTCGTCTTAGATAAGTCCAATCCAATGTAACAAGTTAATCCTTCCAGATCTCCAAGATCATCCACTAAAATATGTTCCACTTGATCTTGTTCAAAGTAGTTTTCCGCACCATTAACAAATACATTTAAATGCTTGGATAGAAACTCAGCCTTTTTATGGGCAGATCGAGCAGCTGTAATAAATTCTGTTTCCAATGCACTCATAGTAACGGAAATACCAATGTTAGGATTAACCATTGCCCAAACTTTTCGGTCTGTCCAATCATATCCTTTGTTCGGCTCATAGATCATAACAAAGGATGAATCATTGTCATCATTTTTCAAAACTTCTTTGGCTTCACGATAAACGCGCATTCCAACAGAGGATGAACCTTTTCCTGCAGTAGAAATATTAAACATGAGTGGTTCTGGTCTGTTGATTTGGGCAGATTTAAAGTTATCGTATTGGTCCATCTTTTCTTGAGCATGCAGCTCATCATTTAGAACAAAGTGTGGGTTAGAACCCTCAATAAAACCAATGTTCTTCGTGACAGCCATAAATGTATTTTGATAGGCAAGATCATCATGAATATAATCGTAAGTAACTGACGAAACAGTACCTTTTGGGCCTTTATAAATTGTACTATCTTCCATCAATGCTTCATGATTCAATATTGTAGATGCAAAAGGCTTGGCTGCATATTGCGCTTGAGTAAAATCACTTGCACAAGCATAACAATCAGCACCAAGAACACCTTCGCCATACATGGCATAACCAAGACCACCGACCGCCAATAATGTTTTACCATTCTTTTTAGGAACCTGAATATATGCTTCACGAATAACACGGACAATATCGCCCTTTTCGTTTTCATGTACCCAACCATAAATATTGGAAAAGATGAATTTTTGCCAATCCTCTAATATAAGTGGTTGTCCAGCCAAATCCCCCTTAACATGACGAATAAATGTCTGGACCCAATCCATCATTTCATTAGCACGATCTACATCAAACCAAATGTCCTTACGCTTTTTCCATCTGTAATAACGATCTACAGCTAATTTAATTGTATCGGGGTATTTCTTAGGACTTCGCCTTACTTTTCTAGCGTAAATATCAGCATAATTTACGCCACGTTTAATAGCAGTCACATATATCAACCACCTCCAAGGCATAATAAAAAGCCACACGAATGTGTGACTTATTTTTTAGGTATTCTATGTTCAGGAACGTGCCCCCAACTTTTACATTCTTTACACAATCCTTTCCATCCATCGACATGCTCACTAATTGGAAGACGAACTAACATATTACCAACATCCCAACATCTTGAACAATATGGTCCGGAATTATCATCTTTTCTATAATAAACATCTTCTTCGTAACTTAAATACGATGCCAATTCATCTTGTCTTTTAAATCGTTCTAACTCAAGTCTTAATTCCCTATTCTCATCTAATATTTCATACGCTTGGGATTGCAAGTCGATCAATTTACTTATTAATTCAAGATTTTCCATACCTACTGCCAGGTTTTTAATGCCATCAATAGTATCTTTTATAGCCACTTGATATCCCCCTAATCATTTTTACTAGATTATACCAATGATTAGGCTTTATTTCGCCATTTATTCCTATGCGCATCCAATTGACTTACTTTTTTTTCTGGTTTCTCCATCTTTTCATCTTTACGAACAGAAGAACCACCAGTAACTCCATTGCCATTTCTCCCTTTATTGGTAAGGCCCAATAAATCAAGTGCTTTCGTTTTCTTTTCGGACCAAGTTTCCACCTGTTGGGCCAATGGATGTTTGGAATTATTGGTTGCTCCAGCCTTATTCGTATGCCTTTGAGTAGATGGGAAACCTTTATCTTTCCATTCTATAAACATGGTTTGATAGATTTCAAAAATATCAAGATAGGATTCAATCAAAGGGTCCAGTGTTTTCGTGTAAATGTCCGCTTCAAGCATGATTTTAAGGATCCTATCTTTCTCAGCTTCCGTCTTTTCAACAACGATTTTTCTACGTTCTTTTTTAGTGGACAATTTACACCCCCCTTTATTTTTTAAAAATTTTGTCCAACGATGCGTTTACCTCCCCTGCTACCTATCTCCCCGCCCATATAAAAAAATTATTTTGTAGGGGGGGCTATCCGAAATATGAAGGGAAAACAGTCCTTTTCTTATCCTCATTTTCTTCAATTGTGTGACATTGTGGGCATAAAAGTCTTAAATTGTTAGGATCCAGTTTCAATGTCTCATCTTCACTGATTGGAATGACATGATGAACATGAGCACGTCTACCAAAGACAAACTTATTGCACCTTTGACAGTAGCCACGTTCACGATCATAAACAACTGACCTCATAGCCTTCCATGGATCAGAATTATAGAAGGATTTATTCTTGCTGTGATAAATGGACTTCTTGTTTTTCTTTCGCTTTGGTTTCTTGCGTTTGTGCTCATCACAATAATAGCCAGTACGTATCTTATTAGAGCAGCCATTAAAGCCACAGTACTTCATTGTTCATCATCAGCATCTAATGCTTCCTGAATCCTTTTGCGAATGGTCTCTTCTTTCTTCACATTGAAAGGCAATTCAATATCATTATCTTTTGCAAAGGCTCGTAGCTGATCAGCATTCATTTCATCTAAATCATTGCCTATTGGATCAGGAAATATCATTTTATGAGTGTGAGGACTTTCTCCCCCACCTATCATGCTGTCCACACTGTCAGCTACCTGGAAGTCAGGCTTTTCTCCCTTAGGAACAAACAATGTACGTTTAGCTTTAGTATCCCAATACTCAGCACCAGTTAATGTTTTACGTATTAATACTTTCATGATTATCGTCTCCTTCAATGGAATATAAAAAAGACACCTCGTTATGAGATGCCTTATAAGCCTAATATTTGCTTTTTCTTAACCTCAAATTCTTCTTCTGTGATTATTCCACCATCAAGTAGTTCCTTAAATTTAAGTAGTTCATCTGCATCACTAGTCTTTGAATTCGAAGTCGAGGTCCCTTCTCGTTGTAATGATTCAATTAATTGTTTTAACTCTTTTGCTTGGTCCAATTCCTTTTTAGTAAAAGTTATTGTATTTTCATCATTAACAGCTGACATTGTGCCACCTTTGGTTTCAGAAGAACCACTATAAGCAAATTGAATATATCCGGTTGTCAATCTCGGTGCTTTTAATTGAATAGCCGTTATGCTTTTAATAGGAATTGACTTTTCTCCTTTTGAACCCTGAATTAAGAAGTTTTGCAATCCTTTCCGGGTCCAACTTAAATACCCATCTTTAACAGTGACATAAAATTTACCATTTGATTTAAATAAGAATTCTTTTTCCATGTTTACCTTCCTTTCTTTACAGTTAATGTTATCATTCGACAAAAGAAAGGAATATCCTGCAACTATTTACCTAGTTCTTCAATATTTACTTTTCTAAAAATAGGCCATCAGCTGCTTTTATTTCAACCACAATATCATCATAGCACTTCTAAATAGAAAATTTCTGCCATCATCCTGCCAAAAGTCTGCCATTTTCCTGCCACTCTGTTTTTCCCTATACTTTCAGTTATCCATATCTTATAAACTGGGTAACTTACACAAAGGCTGAAAGCCTTGATACCACTATTCCAATTGCATTTCCTTAAAATGAGTTACACATTCGTCTTTTATGGTTATCTAATAGGATTAATAAGACTCTTTAGATCAAGATGGTTAGACAATAAAAAAGCCACCCAACAATAAAGTTAGGTGGTCATTATATCTTGAAGTCTTTCAGAGCCCTGTCCATTGAGTCCTGGTTGATCCCGATGTATCGTAAGGTGATCTTCTCTTCACTATGATTAAAGATTTCCTGAAGCAAAGCTACGTCCTTGTACTTAATATAGAAATGATAGCCGAATGTTTTTCTTAGCGTGTGTGTACCTATCCCATCCAGCCCCACATAGTCTGCTGCTTCTCTTAATATCTTATATGCCATACTCCTGCCAATCGGCTTATTCAGGCCTTCACGGCTTTTAAACAGGTATTCATCATCTTCTCTATCCTCAATGTATCGCTTCAATTCCCTTTTTAGTCCTGGAGTCATAAGAATGCGTTTCTGCTTTTGTGTCTTTTTCTCCCTTAAATCAAAGTATGATTTCTTGGCATCCCTCACCCTAAGTGGCAATATATCTGATATTCGCAAGCCACTGTTTATTCCTGTAACAAATAACATATAATTTCTTTCACTCTGTTGCCGAAGATATTTCTTCATTTCAACAATCTGATCGGGATCCCTAATTGGATGTACAAAATTCATGCGCCTTCCTCCTCTTCTGCATATACTTCAATTCCAAGAGCAAAGGCCAATCTATAAAAGGCTTTAGATTTATAGCGACGGTAAGTTCTTTCGCTCATGTTTAGCTCACTGTACACCTCATAATCGAACACATCATCTTCTGTCATATACCTCATGATCAATATGGCCCTTTCTTTATATCCCAATCGGTTAACAGCCAATGTGATTCTTTTAATATATTTAGCCCTTTCCATTTCATAGTTTGCATTATTTACTGCTACTTGTTCAGTGGATGAGTGAAATTCATTTGTGTTGGTTGGTGGAACAAGTGAAAAGCTTTGTGTGACTTTTGGAAGCTGATTTAATTCTTGGGTGAGCAACATGATTCGATATCTTTCTAATGCGTTTTCGACTTCTTCCTTTGTGGCTTTACGATCTATTGCAGATAATTGGAAATCAAGTTTGTTCATTATTACATCAACCTCCATTTATTTTTGGCGAATGGCGCCACCTTTTCCCCTACCGTAAATGGGCCTGTCCATCCCCATAAGACTTCTTAATTCAGAATCCGTGAAATGCTCTTTACGACGTTTTCTTTTCTTTTGCTTGTGTCGATTGATGGCTGCATGATCTTGTTTCCAAACTTTCAATTGCTCTTTTAAACTACGGTTCATATTCTCACTTCCTTTTTAGTAAAATAAAAAGACACCAAACGATCGTTATGCTCATTCAGTGCCTTCGGTTTTTCCGTTAGGCTTTTATTTAATAGTGTCGCTTTTTATTCGATAAGCGACATTAACTTTGCCAATCAGCGTTATAAATTTCACCTGTCTTAACGTTTTGGAGTTTTCTGTAATTGCCATCATCTATTAGTCTGATACCGTAAGGCTCTAACATTTCCGAATTAGCTTCATTGTCTTCTCGACCAGAAAAGATTAAGTTTTCTGTTGCTACTTCATACACATCAAACTCGTAGTTCCAAGCAATATGAATAGCTTCAACAACATCATTAGATGGTAATAATCTAAACTCTCCGCCATCCCAATCGTATGCCATAAATTTAGCTTCTTTTTTATCCATTCCTTATACCCCTTTCGTTATGTCGCTTTTAGTGTCTACTGTTATCCAAATGCATCCTCCCACAAATCTGAGTAATACCCCGTTATATCCTTTTTCCATTCTTCGCTTGTGTCGGATGTAAGGAGAAATGCCACTGCAACCATAGGGAAATAAAAAATAGAAAGTATGAAAAATGTTTTACTGCCTATAGATCTAAGTATTTTGTAAATCATCGTCTACACCTTCCTACTACATTTATCTATTAACCTATCCACTTTTCCACCTAACAGGACCACCGTTACTTCTCCGTAATCTGGTAAGGTATGCTCAATCAATCTTTCATCCTTGACCACATACATTTTCTTGTCGTCTAGTAAATCAATTACTGCGGTTTTTATATTTTCTTTCACCAGAACCCCTCCGATTTGTGGTAAAATTGAATTAGGCTGTCAGGAGAGATCCTGGCTTTTTTATTTGTCTTCGTGCTCAACGACTTCTAGATATTTCCCACAATGCGGACATTTCTTTTTGGGAACAATTTCATATTGTAATTCATTCACTTCACATTCCACGCAAACATATTCGACCATTTAAAACATTCCCTTGTTTAAAATACGTTCCTCATATAAATCCTCTAATTCCGGTGTACTTTTTAAGAGAAGAATGCTTTTATCAATGCCAGTACGCTTAGTTAATTCGCGAATAAGTTCTTCTCTGCTCATAAACGGACAAACCTTTCATTTTGGTATTCACTTGCGGTAGAGATCAGCCAATCTATATCCTCTGGTTTGATACAGCGCTCATATTCAGTTGCCTTTAATATCTTTTAATCTTTCATTCAAGGACCTTTCATCTCTTCCCCCTTGAATAAATTCCTCATTGATCCAGCCTGTTGTATAGTCATTTTTCAAAAGGTAATCAACCTGTTCATTTAAAGCGTCCAAACGAATGTTAAGAACAGCAAACCACTTATTTTGATACTTTACTTGCTGACCGATTTTGTATTTCAATTCTTGCATGTTTATTCACTCCTATTTCGTTTTTTAATCGAACTATGACATTAATAAATTTCCCCTGTATCACTTTCTCTTTCAAAACATGGAATACAATAAAACTCTTCATCCTCCCCAATTTCAAAATCATTCGGAAAATGTGGGTTAATATAACCTTCACACATAGTACACTTTTCAAAATTCATTTGATTTCCTCCTTATGTCGCTTTTTCTTTCTATTCTCCCTTGTTCTCCTGCCACTTTTTAATACGAGCATCCGCAAATGGTTTTCCCATCCAACTTGTTAATTCTTCGAGATAAAACGGTTCATGACATCTCGGACAATTGGGAATCATTTTTCTCCCACGATATTGTTTTTCTAATTTCTTAATGACGACTAGCCATGGCTTATAATTAATTATCTGTTTTCTTTGTTCTAACAAGTTTTCAACTTGTTGTTGCATTCTTTCCCCATTCATTGCAAGTTCGTACATGGCATCATATGGATCAACTACTGCTCCGCAACTTTGACAAGTGATACGCCTATTTTTTGTGTCGATCATAAAACGACGTTTTTCACATTTACAGATTTTCTCAAGTCCTCGATTGATTCTTATCTGATCAAGACCGATAATTTTATCTGGTAAATCCAACGCCAGAACCTCCCTTTTTAATTGGAACCCGCACTAGATGCTGAATCCAGTTTTTTTATTCCAATATTCAGCACCCAAAACATTAAATGCAAAATATGATAAATCTAAATATCCTTCATCATCTGTCATTTGCTTATAATCATCATCTGTCATTCTCATTTCCCTCAGCGTTTCAACCTTTTTATCCGTTTCTTTCGTTACAACATATTCAACCTCGCCGGACGCAACAGAATAATCAACAACAGGCATACTATTAATAACTTTTAATTTATCAATAACGCTCATTTTATTTCCTCCATTTCTTAATTCGCATTTTCTTTCAACTATGCATTTATCCATTTCGCTATAACGTCTTCACCGATTGGGAAAACTTTACCTTTTTCATCTTTAACGAATACCCAGCCACCTTCAAAGCCATAAGGAACTACTTCTAATCCTCTTTCTTTACATTCCATTACTGCTAATGCTTCCCAGTACATTTAATCACCCTATGTCATTTAGTGGCTCAACTCCCACCAAACTTTTCCTTATACTTTTCATCCCACTTGGTTAACTTCCCTATAATTTCATGCAAATTCTTTATTTGAGTTTTATTTAATGCTTCTACTGCAATGTCCATATTTATAATGACTTTTACACTTGTTTTACTTAATGCTTTTCTTTTGTTTCCTCCCATTGTGTCGTTCAACTCGCCTTCTCACGGGTATTCCATGCTTATTTACAATCTTTGTTTTATAACCATCCCGGATGAGCTCTTTTTTCTCCCATTTGGATAAATGGCCCGCGACGACAAGTGTTTGGCCGTCGCGGCGTTTGTAGAAAACTTCAATATCCATTAGTTTGTCTATCATGATTTACTTTGTTTTTAGCTAGATATGCTTGTTCTATTTGTTCTGGTGAAAATCCAAATCCGTTTATTCCGATATTTAAAAACATGACCCAAGCTATTCGGAACCAATATTGCTTGGCAGGAAAACCATAATACTTTTTCCACTTTTGATTCTCTTCTTCATTTGAATTTTCAAAATAGGACTTGTTCAGAAAGTAAGTTAATTCCAAATACCATGCTGTTAAATCCCCATCAAAATCACCTGGATCTAGTTGTTCCTCATAAATGTAAAGTGCATCATCCCAACCATTTTGAATGGCAATCGACAGGAAGAAGTGAACACCATCAACGAATTCTTCTAGAAGTGGATTTTCCTTTTCATTAATGCCTGTTCCGTCACAAGCCACACAAACTTCTATGTTGCCTGTATATCGATTTCCACTAAAAAATCCTTCCCCTTTTCCCTGACAGTTAGAACATTTTCCACTTGTCCTTGGCGCTCGGTCTTCTTTCCAATGCTTAAACCATCGGCCCTCATTAGCAAATTCCGCCAATTCAACTTGCAAAGCCACAAATGTATTTGGTACTAATTCCTCCCCTTCTAAACCTTTTTCTTTTCTAATGCGCCCATCTAAATCCTTTTGCATTTCAATTAACTTTGCTAGATGCATCTCTATCACTCCTTATCATTTTTCCAAAACACTCTTCGCAAAAATTACTTCTCTTTTTGCTGAAAAACTTTGAACAGTTAAAGCATTTGGTAATTCTACTCATCAACCTTTTCCTCCTTTAGAACATTAATTGCCCAATTTAGATAGACCACGGCTTTCTCCAAATCTTCCACTCCGTTTTTACGTTCGTACCTTGACACGTACTTAAGCACATTACCGATGCAGTATCCGATGTATTTTTCTTGGGTGAGGTTATCACGAATGTAATCAATGACTTCGATTTGTCCTGCCGTATAATAACTAGGATGATTTACTGTATCTTCGAAGTTGATATTCATAGACTGACTCCTTTCAATAGTCCTTTTTGTAAACACCCACAATGCATGGGAAATTACTTTGTTCTTTTCTCCAATCTCTAAAACTTAGGAATCTATTGCCGACTGCCATCATATAATCTAGGGATAGCTCATGGCAGTTGAGTGGCTGCTTTCCGGTCCTAGAGAAAAAATATAACTTGGCATCTGCTGGGCTTTCAGCATAAACAAAGGCAAATGTGTTAACGGCATACTTGATGGAATATATTTTGATTTTGCTAAAGCCTAGATAATTGTTCTGAATCATTTGATCTAGCTTTTCCTTGTTGATCGGCATTTTATCTAGAATGGAATCATCATCATTGGTGCTAACCCTGCCTTCTTGAAGTAATATAAGTATGTAATGGGCTAGCGTTGACTCTTCGTACTTGATGGCATCCTCATACAGCTCGCGTATGGTAGGCATCTAGTATCTCTCCCGTAAATTCGTTATAGACTGTATTCACAGTTCCGACAGGACCGTTTCGCTGTTTGGCTACAATGATTTCAAGCATTTTGTTATCGGATCCTTTGTCATAATATTTTTCTCGGTACAGAAACATTACGACATCCGCATCTTGCTCCACGCTCCCTGAATCTCGAATGTCGGACAAGAATGGACGTTTGTCTTGCCTTTGTTCCACATTTCTAGATAGTTGGGACAAAGCAATCACTGGACAATTAAATTCTTTGGCCATTCCCTTAAGATCTCTGGAAATTTCTGTCACTTGTGCGTTTGCATTTCCATTATGATGATGTAAAGGCCGAATAAGAGTTAAATAGTCAATGATGATAATAGGCTTTTTACCAGGGTGTTGATGCATCATTTTGCGAGTCTTAGCTCTCATTTCTGCCACTGTTTGTCCCGGATCATCAAAGATTTCGATGTTCGTTTCGTTAACCCTACCGATAATGTGAGACCACTTTTCCTTTTGCAGAGGGGTTAAATCTTTGAATGGATTTCTCATTTTCATCCGATTGAATCCACCAGTGCTGGCAACCAATCTATCTGTCAAATTTTCCTCTTGCATTTCTAACGAAAAGATTATTGGCAAATGTCCTGTCCAACCTGCCTGTTTTGCAAAATGTAGCATCACATCTGATTTTCCCATCGATGGTCTTGCTGCCACTATAGTCAGCTCTCCGTTCTGAAAACCGTTTGTCATATCATCCAGTTGTTTGATACCAGTTAAAATCCCCTTTTGCTGGGCTGTTTGTTTCCATGGAGCTTCAAATACTCTTACTAAGGCATCTGCTATGGATGTACGGTCATCTTCACGAACTTCATTGATGGCATCTAAAGCAGATATGACTCTCGCAATCTCCCAATCTTCCTCTTTCGCAATCGCTAGAATGTTTTTCTTCTCGCGCTCTTTCCATGCATCCAGCACTAGCTGTTCATACTCTTCAACCTTTTGAGGGTTAGCTAGACTGATTAAGTCGTTTATGTAGCTTGCTCCTCCAAAGTTTTCTAAGTCTGATTCGATGGAAAGTGTGGCAAGATCAACGGAGTTACCTTTAGCGACTAACTTTTTCATGCTTGCAAATAAAGCAATGTGCCAAGCTTGTTCAAACTGACTAGCTTTCAATCCAGAATCATTAATCAAATAATTTTCCTTAAGCAACGTTCCTAGGTAAGCTTGTTCAACTTTCATTCCCAATCCTCCCCGGCATTTATGTCATATGAAAATGGTGCTGGACCACTTGGTGTTTGCGTTTCCTTACTGCTCATGTTTTGATTCAAATAACTTTCGAATTTTGTTCCGAACAAAGTATCTGGCCTTAAGAACTTGTCCATATCCAGATTGTTTTTCCATTCAGCAACCTTGGTATCAATCACTTTTTTAAAATCTTCGAGAGTGAAACCATCGTTCCAACGTGCCCTTATGTGTTTCCTAGTTGATTTCGTAGAATCTTTATAATTTTTATCAGCTGCGTGGTTGAGATAGGATACTATCTCGACATAAGGTATTAAAGAACTCTCTGTAGAACTCTCTGGTAATGGTTTGTTCATTTTGGACAGCCCTACTGTTCTTTTTGAACACATCGACTGTTCATTTTGAACAGATGGACTGTTCAGTCCTTTTAACATGTCGTAGTTGATCCGATACCACTTTGTTTTATCAATGGCGAGTTTATTAAAATTCGAAACAATAATATAATCAGCATTCTCTAATTTTGTAATAGTTCTACGAATAGTACTTATAGACCAAAACGGAAATTGTTTTTGCCAATCCTCATACGTGTTATAAACCCATTTGTGGCCTTCTTTTGTTTTGCCATTACTATTAACCCAATAATGGAGTTGTTGAATGATAATTGATTCATTTAGCCCCAGATGGATCGCTAGAGAAGGCAAAATGACTAAAGGGCGTTCATCAAAAAGTAACTTACTCATTTCATACACTTCCCCCTTTGTTGCACTCCACTACAGCATTTGCTATAATGAAGCTAGTTCTATACTCGAGTGCAGTAAGTTGAGCTTCCCTCTCATCTTGCTGCTTTTTTGTTTTCTTTGACAAAATAACCAAGCATTAAACCAAATGCTAGTGCCGCATATGTGATTAGCCACATTCCGAATATATCCATCAAACATCCTCCTCAATCGTTTCAAATCGCAATTGCTCATATCGTTTCGTTAATTCCTTAACGATTTGTTCGCAAGTGAATAATCCAGGCTTATCCTTATGTACTTCCAAGATGCATCTTGCCCAATTACCCAATTCTTGATATTTCTCGTTTATATCCAAAAGATTCAACCTCCTACCAAAGTTGCTAAATTTTGAACAACAGTTGGAACATCGATTCCGTAAATTAAAGCAATTGCCATTTCTTGAGCTTGTGTAACGTTACACCATTTGATTAAATCATCAGCTTTCAAAAACAATTTGTTGTTCTCTAGTTTTGAAATCGTACTTCTTGGCAAATGCATTTCCTCTGCCATTTCTTCTTGACTAAATCCAGCATGTTTGCGCGTCTTTCTCAACGCTACCCCTAAATTCATTTCACCTACTCACCCCCTTAAAATGTTCAATATTAGAACATGTTCAAACATTGAACAGACAGCCGTCTCATAACCTAGTAAACTTAAGTTATGAGAATGAGCTAAAGATACTGGCAAAATAATTATCCAGAAATTCAGACATTTTCGATGCTTGAAAGCTCCATGTTTGCCCCTGAGATTTTGGATAATACACAAAACCACCATGTTCGGCATCTAAAATTTTCCGGAAACGAGTGGGGAAAAGAATATTTTCTTTAATCCATTCAGACTTCTTACTAATACGCTGTTCAAGATCTTTCATATTCCAATACACACCTGTTAATTCATTACGTCTTAATTCTTCCAGTTCAACTTTAGAAATAAGAACAGAATCAGCTGGGATGGGAATAGAAAGATTCACATTTAGTTGTTGCATATTAATTATCACTCCATTTTATAAAATCAAAATCACTTAAATTAAATTGCTGTTTCAGCAACGTCAGAAGTAAAAAAATCTGTAATCATACAGTTTAATGTTCTTGCTAGTAGTGGAAGATGATCTGCTTTAAAAGCGTAAATACCATTTTCGTATTTCATATACGTAGATGCATTCTTCATTCCTAAGCATTCGGCTGTTTCTTGCAAAGTTTTATCTAATTGAATTCGTCTAGTTTTAATGAATTGAAGGTTTAGTTTTTGCATTCTCACCCTCCTTTAATTTCTGTTTTAGCAACTCCTTAATTACATAATATATTGCTAAAATAGAAATGTCAATACTTTTTAGTTGTTATTATAGAAATTTATGTTTTTCTGTTTTGGAAACGTGTTATTATATAATTGCTAGTATAGAAAAAGCGGTGAAATTTATGGATACAGGTAAAAGGATTGTCAGTTTAAGGGAAAAACGTGGTTGGAGTCAAAGGGAATTGGCAAAGCGAGTTGATTTAAACGCCAGTGTAATGAATAGAATAGAATCAGGAGAGAGACCTATAAAAGATGTTGAACTAGATAAAATTGCAACTATATTGGACGTATCAACTGATTATCTATTAGGCAGAACTGATAAGGACACTAGAGAAAAAACAACCGAAGAAATTTATGAGGATCCTGATTTTCAATATGCTATGAGAAGTGCACAAGGACTTTCAGAGGAGAGTAAACAAAAAGTTTTCGATTTTATTGAAATGATGAAAGAAGTTGAAAAAGCTCGTAATAACAAGCGAAAAAATACCAAATAAATACTTTTGCCCTTTTAGGGCTTTTCTAATACACTTATAAAGAACATACGTTTGTAACAGGAGGATTTACAATGAAAATTATAATGACTGAATTAGAAGAAGATATAATGAATTTATTTTTGGGTTTGAACATTCATAAACCTAATGAGATTGATATTTGGCGAATTGCTGAAGAATTAGATGTTTGGATTCATCATTATAGTGAGGAAAGTAAAACTACAAAATTCAACGGCTCCTATTACATACTTTTAAACGATGAATTATCACCTCAAGAAGAGTTTCAAGACTTTGCCCATGAACTTGGACACATTATCCGACATGTGGGAAATCAGCATAAATTAAGGGTAGCATTCAGGGAATTACAGGAGCATCAGGCTAATAATTTTATGTACCAATTTTGTGTTCCTACCTATATGTTGCAAAATTATGAGATTATTAATTACTACAATATTGAAGACGGTGTTCCGATTATTGCAAAAGATTTCAATGTTACGGAAGAATTTGCTAGAAAGCGACTAATCCAGCTTAGAAATAAAATCCAGCAAGCCAAATTGGATGAGAAGCATAGGGAATTTATGGAATCGCTCTACCCTAAGGCTCCTCCCTATAGTAAAGAAACGAACAAGGTACTCAATCGACTTCAAGCTATTTTGAATAAGAAAGGAGCAACAAGGTAATGCCTCAACAGAGATTGTATTATGACTTTATGGATGGACATCTTATGCCCTTTTGGTATGTATTATCATTTGACCCTGGTGAGATTGATTGGGACAAGCAAGCTTTTTACTATGATGCAATAAAACCTTTTGTTTTTATTGAAAGGGGTGATTTTGATGAATCATTAATTAGTATGTCTATTTCTCTATCAGATTTATTATTTAACATGGATTTTCCTAATAGGATTGGAATCAACTTAAAAAGACTCAAAAGAAAAATAGAATCTCATCGTGTAGATCCATATGTTATCCAGCAATTTATATTATCTACACCAGAAATAAATGATTTTCTTATGTTTTTGCCAGCCAGAAGACATATGGAGTTTGTAGGAAGGAGATAAAGTGAATGGCAACTTTTCAAAAAAGGGGAAAGACATGGCAATACACAATAAGCCGTTACACCAATGGAAAATATGATCCTATTAGAAAAGGAGGATTTCGTACAAAAGGTGAAGCAAAGGTCGTTGCTGATGATATTGAATATAAATTGAGCAAAGGACTAAGAATTCATAACGAGCCAATCCCGTTAGCAAAACACTTCGAGGACTGGTTTACACTTTACAAAACTGATTTAACTACTCAAACGTTGAATCATTATAAAGACACTTTAAGATATATTGAAGAATATTTTGCGGATAAAGCGATTCAAAATATAACTAGGAATGATTATCAAGAGTTTTTAAACGTATACGGGGAAAAGTACTCCAAAGAAGTTATGTTAAAGGTAAATGGTCATATTAAAGCTGCAGCTGAACACGCTATGGAAGATGAAATCATCCGAATTAATTTCGCGAACAGAGTTAAGGTAACAGGAAAACCGGCTAAAAATAAAAAAGAAAAACATTTAGAATTTGATGAAAGTGAATTGTTATATGATGCATTGTTTGAACGTTTGAAAAGTGGTTTGAGTTATTACGCAGTCTTATTGTTATTAGTGTCCGGCATACGCTTTGAAGAATTAGTTGGTTTGACAAGAAATGATTTTGATTTCGATAATAACTCAATTAATGTTGAAAAAACATGGGGATATAAAAAAAGTATGCCCAAAGGATTCGGGCCTACAAAAAATGATCAATCTGAGCGAATAATCGGTATCGATCCAAAGGTAATGAAAGAATTTAAAAAGCTATTCATGCAGATGCCAGATAATATCCAACGTTTAGTTTTCTTTAGTCCTTCTTCAAAATACAAATGCTTAAGTAATAATGCTGTAAATAAATCACTTAAAAAGACATTAGATGATTTGAATATAAAAAATATAATTACTGCACATGGTTTACGTCACACCCATGCTAGTGCATTAATCTATAAAAAAGCATCGATCATTTATGTTAGTGAACGATTGGGTCATTCATCACCAGATATAACTTATAGACGATATGCGCACGTAATGAAAGAGTTAAGAATAGAGGATGAAGCTATTGCTGTTAACATATATTAATTGTGTTGCGTTTGTGTTGCATAGAAATAAAAAGTATCGTTTTCTTCCGTATTTAAAAATAAATAAAAAAACTCGCAACCCTTATAAATAAAGGATTGCGAGCAATAAAGTTTTTTTAATCGTAACTAGATTAAACTATAGAATACCGGTGGCCGGGGTCGAACCGGCACTCCGTGAGGAACACGATTTTGAGTCGTGCGCGTCTGCCTATTCCGCCACACCGGCATAGTTCATGGAGGCGGCAACCGGATTTGAACCGGTGATAAGGGTGTTGCAGACCCGTGCCTTACCACTTGGCTATGCCGCCAGAACTCCTTGGAGCGGAAGACGGGATTCGAACCCGCGACCCCCACCTTGGCAAGGTGGTGTTCTACCACTGAACTACTTCCGCAAAAAACTGGGCTAGCTGGATTCGAACCAACGAATGACGGAGTCAAAGTCCGTTGCCTTACCACTTGGCTATAGCCCAATAATATAATGGGGCGACTAGTGGGAATCGAACCCACGAGTGTCGGAGCCACAATCCGATGCGTTAACCACTTCGCCATAGCCGCCATAAATTTAAATTTGGCAGGGGTAGTAGGAATCGAACCCACATCAAAGGTTTTGGAGACCTTCGTTTTACCATTAAACTATACCCCTAAATGGTGGTGGGGGACGGATTCGAACCGCCGAACCCGGAGGGAGCGGATTTACAGTCCGCCGCGTTTAGCCACTTCGCTACCCCACCATGATTTTATTAAATGGTGGCTCAGGACGGAATCGAACCGCCGACACAAGGATTTTCAGTCCTTTGCTCTACCGACTGAGCTACTGAGCCTTATTACTAATATATGTAAATGGCGGTCCGGACGGGACTCGAACCCGCGACCTCCTGCGTGACAGGCAGGCATTCTAACCAACTGAACTACCGGACCATTATTGCGGGGGCAGGATTTGAACCTGCGACCTTCGGGTTATGAGCCCGACGAGCTACCAGACTGCTCCACCCCGCGACGAAAAGAAAAGTGACCCCTACGGGATTCGAACCCGTGTTACCGCCGTGAAAGGGCGGTGTCTTAACCGCTTGACCAAGGGGCCAATATATTTTAGAATGGCGGAGAGCAAGGGATTTGAACCCTTGAGACAGCGTTAGCCGCCTACACGATTTCCAATCGTGCTCCTTCGGCCACTCGGACAGCTCTCCAATATGGCTCCGCAGGTAGGATTCGAACCTACGACCGATCGGTTAACAGCCGATAGCTCTACCACTGAGCTACTGCGGAATAATAT